GCGCTTGGCGGCGGCAGCACCAACGTCGTGGTAAACGTTGACGCCAGCGGTTCCAACGTCCAAGGTGATCAAGCACAAGCCAAACAACTTGGAGTTGCTGTTTCTGCCGCAGTTCAGGCAGAATTGATAAAGCAACAACGTCCAGGTGGTCTTCTGGCCTCAACCCGATACTAATGGCTAATTTCCCTAGCATCGCACCAACTTACGGTGCTCAAAAAACAAGTCAGCCACGTGTCCGCACTACACAGTTCGGTGATGGTTACAGCCAAAGAATACGTTTCGGCTTAAACACCAACCCTAAAAGCTGGTCCCTTACCTGGGAAGTGTCAGAAACTGACGCAGACACGATCGAAACATTCCTCGACGCCCGTGGTGGTGCTGAATCGTTTGACTGGACTCCACCCGGTGGCGAAAGTGCTGCTAAATGGATCTGCCAGCAATGGAACAAAGCAATTCCCTACCTAAATCGCGCCACCATAACAGCAACATTTACTCAGGTATTTGAATCATGAGTGAAATGTTCCAAGAGCTTCTTAGCTCTAACCCTTACGCAATCATCGAACTATTTGAACTGCATCTTGATGCAACGCTGCACGGCAGCAGTGAAATTATTCGATTTCATGCTGGTGTAAATCAGACATCAACCAGTGGCGACGTTTACTGGCAAGGAAATCCTTATCAGGCATTACCGATTGAAGTCGAAGGCTTTGAATATATGGGCAATGGCCAGTTACCTAGACCCAAAGTACGCGTATCAAATTTGCTCGGCAGTATTTCAGCACTATTACTTGGTGTCAATGAAATTACTCCAGGCAATGATTTAACCGGCGCTAAGTTTATTAGGATCCGCACGCTAAGCCGGTTTCTAGATCCAGTAAATTTTGAAGGCGGAATCAATCCATATGGCATACCAGCCAACGAAGAGATGCCCCGCGAAATTTATTACATAGATCGCAAATCACTTGAAAACAGGGAAATTGTTGAGTTTGAATTGGCGGCCATATTTGATTTGGCTGGTGTAAGAGCACCCAAACGGCAAGTAATTGCCAACATTTGCCAATGGAAATATCGCAGTGCAGAGTGTGGTTACACAGGATCAAATTATTTTGATGAATACGACAATGCCATTGGCGCAGTACCGGCAACAAACTTCAATACCACGGGCTTTGGCTCTCAAGTAGTCACAAATCAAGTTCTAAATGAAGGTGATGCAATCGTCTCGTCCAATGGCTGGTATCGAGCCATCCTTCAATCTGACGGTAATTTTGTTACTTACAACAAGGCCAACACGCCCGTATGGTCTACTAATACTGTGCGTGGCGATGGCTACTATCGGTTGCTAATGCAGTCAGATGGAAATCTAGTGCTCTACAGCGGAGACCTAACGGTAACTAACGCCATTTGGACATCAAACACAAGTGGCAGGGCCGCACCGACTGGTATTAGCTTTCTTGGCTGGTATCCAAGTGATGCTGGTCAAGGGCGTGCAAGTGGGTTTGGCTGGGAATGCGTAGGCTTTTCCCCTACTGCATCAGGGCAAACCAACACGCAAACTGAAACGTTCACAGTTAGTGGAAGATCCATAACTGTCCAATTTGTATTTGTAGCTGGCATCCTGAACTCAACTGGTCCCCATTACAGCGGTGAAACCTATGGCTGGAACGAGATCTCAAGCGTTAGCATCATCTCTAGTACTGGCACTTGGTATAGTAACGAGGTAGTTAGTTTATTCAAAACGCTCTCATCAAATAATCCATTTAAGTACAACAATCCTAAGGTTGGCACTTTGTACGAGGCCGGGGCCAATTACCAAGTTACAAGTGTCACAGGCAATACAAACAATTACCTGAGTTTGAACACTTCTGGAACTTTGATTGTGTACACCAGTTCCAATGTCCCTTTGTGGTCATCTGGTTATAGCAACGCATCGGAACCACTGGTACAGTCTGGCACTGTCAATGCTGCCCAAGACGTATGTGGAAAACGTATCAGCAGTTGCAAAAAGCGTTTTGGTGAATTTGCTGAACTACCATTTGGATCATTCCCCAGTGTTGGTACGTTCTACGGATGACTTACTGGAAAATTAAAGCTCTGGAACATGCACTGGCCGAGGCACCGCGTGAGGCATGTGGTTTGGTCGTGGTCATCAAAGGGCGGGAACGTTATTGGCCATGTAAAAACCTTGCTCCTGAGCAGGACTTTTTTGTATTGGATCCACAAGACTACGCAAAAGCAGAAGACGCTGGCGAAATAGTTGCAGTCTTTCACAGCCACCCAAAATCACCAGCGCAACCAAGCCAAGCCGATTTGATGGCATGTGAAAAATCCGGCTTGAAATGGCACATCTGCAATCCTGGCACCGAAATGTGGTGTGAATTTAGCCCTACTGGGTACAAGGCTTCCTTAATTGGAAGAGAGTGGGTTTGGGGCGTGTCGGATTGCTGGACATTAGTACGCGATTGGTACAAGGAAACATGGGACATTGATTTAAAAGACTGGACACGACCAATGTCCATGCTGGATTTTCATGAAGCTCCAATGTTTGCAGACTGCTTTCAAAAAACAGGTTTTGTTGACCTTGGCTTGGAACAGCCCGAATACGGCGATGGAATTTTGATGCAGCTTGATGGATCTCCTGGCTTGAATCATATGGCTGTCTACGTTGGAGACCAAATGATCTTGCACCATTTACGCGGCCGCTTAAGCAGTCGTGACGTTTGGGGCGGCTATTATCAGAAGAGCACAGGTTTGATTATCAGACACGAGAGCAGGTGCTGAGTAATGCTTAAGGTCATCAAGGTTTACGGCAAACTTGCCAAGCACCTTCAGCAACGCAGCTTTAAGGCATCGGTCAAGACACCAGCTGAAGCCATTCGTTTTCTACTGGCTAATTTCCCCAGTCTTCGCAACGTCATGACCGATGGTGACTACAAGGTCACCGTTGGCCGTAACGAGTTAGACATTGGCGATCATCCAGAGCAGTTGCATTATCCAAGTGCATCATTTGAAACCATCAGGATTGTGCCCGTTGTCGCTGGTGCTGGCGCAGCAGGAAAGATCCTGGGTGGCGTAGCTTTGATCGCAGCAGCAATCTTGCTCGCTCCTGTAGGTGGTGGTTTCCTGGGGCTAGGAACTAATGCTCTTGCCGGTTCTTTTACACTTGGCGCGTCAGCGTCCATGGCAATTGGTTCAATCGGTGCAGCTTTAGTTTTAGGTGGTGTTTCTCAACTATTGACGCCAACGCAACGAATCTCAAGTGGCGACGATGGCACCAACGATCCACGTAAATCGTATAGCTTTTCTGGGATTCAGAACGTAAGCAGACAAGGCGTTCCAGTTCCCGTAATTTATGGCGAAGTTTTTACTGGTAGTGTTGTAATTTCTGCAGGCATTAACACAGAAGAGGTAGCCAGCTAATGGACGAAAAACTAATTGCTGGTTCTGGTGGAGGCGGCGGTGGCGGCAAAGGCCAAAGTGGTGGCAGTGGCGGCGGCGCCAATGTAACTAAAGACAATCTTGATTCGCGCCAGGTTGCAAGAATTATTGACATGTTGAGTGAAGGAGAAATAGCAGGTTTCCCCTCCGCACGCACTTATTCACCTGGAACCACTACATATAATAATGCACTGCTCAAAGATGTTTACTTTAACAAAACACCTGTATTACGCAAAGGTGCAAGCGACAGCAATCCTCAAACTTCTGATTTTAACTTTGATCTCACTGGTGCTGTTTTTGAGTTTCGTACAGGTACACAAAACCAAACCTATACCACAAATGTTGGTGCTGCAAACCAGCAAATATTTCAAGTTTCAACCAAAGTAACTAATACATCACCAGTAACACGTTCTATCACAAATCCAAATGTAAGTAATGTTCGCGTAACTATTGGCACCCCTGCTCTACAAATTTTCAAATCAAATGGCGATGTAGAAGGCGCAAAAATTCAATATGAAATTCGTGCCTCATATAGCGGCGGACCATTTACAACTGTTGTAAGCAGTGAAATTGTTGGTCGTACTGCTGACCTTTATCAACGCGTCCATCTGGTAGCCCTCACAGCACCACCGCCTGTTGATATTCGAGTCGTTCGCATCTCTCCCGACGCCCCAGTTTCGGGAACCACCACTGAAAACAGTGACTTTTATTGGTACGACTACACCGAAAGAATTAGCGCTAAAACAACCTACCCCAACACAGCATTACTAGCGCTTAAAATCAATGCTGAACAATTCAGTAACATCCCAGACCGCAGTTATCGCATTCGTGGTGTAAAGATAAGCATTCCAAACAATGCAACTGTCGATTCGGATAACGGGCGTTTAATTTATGCCGGAACATGGAATGGTACATTTGCTGCAGCGCAGTGGACCACCGACCCCGCATGGATATTATGGGACTTGCTAACAAATAAACGTTTTGGATTAGGCGACCATATTGATGGCAATCAACTGGATAAATGGAGTTTTTTACTGGCAAGTCAGTATTGTTCAGAACTTGTTCCTGACGGTAAAGGCGGACAAGAACCACGTTTTTCATGCAATGTAGTCATCCAG